ATAGAATATTACACAGTACTATGCAATATAACCCTAAAACATTCATAACAACAGTTGGTTTATATAATAATGCCGCAGAATTAGTTGCTGTTGCAAAATTAAGTCAACCAGTAGCTAAAGACTTTACAAAAGAAGCACTTATAAGAGTTAAATTAGACTACTAAAATGTTAACCAAATGGCGTACGTCTATAAACAATTTACAGCTCAAGATAGAGCACTAATACCCTTTAACGCCCACAAACAGTATAACTTTACTTCTGCTTCGGCATCAACAAATTCATCCTCTTTTTATAACGCAAGATGGACTTCTGAATCTTATGATGTTTATAGTGGTAATAGTGGTAGTGATGATTCTATTAATATCTTTAAATATAATCAAATAGATAAACTTTACTATAGAAATTTTTATTCTCAAATTCATGATAAGTTAGGACCCATAGAATATATAAAACAACCTAGAAATTTATATGAAAAAATAAATATACTTTCTATTCCTATGGGTTTATATGGTAATGAAATAAAACCAGGATCTTTTTACTTATCTTCAAGTAAATACAGTATAATAGATGATAAATTTGGTAATTTATTAATTAGTGGAACTAATGCAAGCAATTATCCTGACAACCCTCAACAAAATGTATTTAGATTAGATCCTATAAAAGGATTTAAAAAATATGATTTAGGGGTACATGATGGGTATGCTACAATCAGAGAAATACCCCCACCAGCAGATGATCTAAATAATATAGGAATTGAAAAACACAAATGGAGAAGAGGAACAAGAATAGATATTAATCCCCCTACTACTTATACAAGTGGTCAAAAAACACCTATACAATTTTATCCTTTAGATAAGGATAATAGTTACTTTATGAACCTTATAAATTATAATAATGTAACTTTTAATACTTCTTCATTAGGAAGCACTTCTCATAAATTTCCAAAAATAACTTTTGATAGCACAACAGGTTCTTTTATTTCTTCATCACACTCTGAAAAATACAATTTTAATGGAGATGTAGATTTTTCAATATCTTTTTGGATAAAACCTCAGGAATTTCCTAATAGCACTACAGATATTGGTATAGGTTTTTCAGACATCGGAAGTGGTTTTGTTATAGGAAATTATAGTGCAAAAAGAATAGATAATAATAAAAGATATATTTTAGCTAAAAGTAAAACTAAAACAATTCACCCTATTTGGAATCTTTCAAGTAGTCAAGACCCTCAAGAAACAAAAGCAGAACCCCAATTCCCTTTTGAAATATATATGCAAAGTAGTTCTTTATATTTTAATACATCAGACGGAAATATAATTAAATCTATTACTACTAAAATAACAGGATCATATAATAACAATTTAAAACCTGTACATATTATTTGCCAAAATTCTGGATCTACAATGCAGTTGTACAGAGATGGGATATTACAATCTTCTACTACTATATCTTTTAAAGATCAAATAAGAAATAATGCAAATCTTTATATAGGAGGAATTGGAGATAGTAATAATATTGATAATAGTGGGGGTATAGCTTCTTCTAGCATAGGAAGTACATTTACTATAGGAAATTATGTTAGTGGTTCTTCTATTAATGGTCCAAAATATTTTAATGGGGATATAAATAATATTAATATATGGTCTAGAGCATATAATTTAACAACAATAACAAACATATCAGAAAGTATAAATGGGTCTCCTTATATAGGAAACATATTCTACCAAAATGGATTTACTACAATAACACATCCTTCTTACCACCATGTTTTAAATTCTGCTGGGATCGGAACAGCTTCTATAGGGGGAGGAAATTCACAAAGCATATTTCAAGTAGGAAATAGAGGAATACATACATTACAATTTCAAGGAACACATTTGATTTATGAACATGAATATCAATGTACTGTTCAAGAAAATGAATTTAATGATACAAAAAATATATCAGCAAGAAAATTCAAATCATCTACAAGTAATGAATTAGCTAATTTTACAACAAGTTCATTATTTAAACCCCATGTTACATCAGTTGGACTTTATAATGATAATATGGAATTATTAGTGGTAGGTAAATTAGGACAACCTATAAGAATGTCAGATGAAACGGATACTACTTTTATTTTAAGATGGGACACTTAAAGTCGCGTCTTTTAAAAAACACATATATGTATGATTAGAAATAATAAAAATTACACTAACAAAAATTAAAAATATATAAATTATGGCAACAGGATTACTACCACTCTTAAATTCAGAATTAGCAGCATTTTTTAACACTGGAGATCAACCTTCAGAAACAGAATTCGCAAAATTAATAGACACTATAGTACCAAACCCAGTAGCATTAGCAGATTCATCAACAGCTACTTTAACAAAAGCAGCAAACCAAGGTAGAGTAAATGTAGTACCTGATCAATCACAAACTTCAACTTATACAATACCAACACCAGCAGCAGCAGGAGAATGGTATAATTTTGTTTATGTAGGTGGAGCAGCAGAAGCTCATAATCATGCTTTTGCACTAGGAACCTCAGGTGCTGTTTTTTATGTAGGAAACGTTGCTTGGATTAACCAAAACGACACATCTGATGATGGTACTTCAATTTGGTCAGATGGTGATTCAAATGAATTACTTACTTTAGTTACACCAGAATCTTATAATATTAATATCTTATCTAAAAGTACTACAGAATGGTATCTTTGGGGATGGGTATCTTCAGTTTCTATACCAACAATTGCCGACTAATATTTAGTAATAACAATATTAAAAGACCTTGGTTTTCCAGGGTCTTTTTTTTATATATGTATTATGCAATGGTACTATCAAAACAAACAAATCAACGAAATCACTGACCTCCCAGAAGGGGCATTTGGTTTTATTTATCAAACAACTCATATCCCAACGGGTAAGAAATATATTGGTAAAAAATCTTTAATTTATAATTTAAAGAAAAAATTAGGTAAAAAGGAAAAAGCCCTATATGAAGGTAAAGGTCGCCCACCAATATTTAAAAGAGTGTTAAAAGAGAGTGATTGGAAAACTTACTATGGTTCACACGCCTTTATTAAAGACGCAAACAAAGAAGACCTAACAAGAACAATCCTACAAATAGCTTACAACAAAAAAGAACTTACATACCTAGAATGTAAATATCAATTTATATTAGAAGTTTTAGAAAAGAAAAAATACCTTAATGATAATATATTAGGTAAGTTTTATGACAGGGATTTTAGATGAAAGAAGATTTATTAAAACAATTACTCGAATCGATTTTAGGAAGAAGTAAATCTGCTCGAGGAGGAGACGAAGCTGTCTTTACATGTCCTTCTTGTAATCATCATAAGAAAAAACTTACATTAAATTTATCATCTCAAAAATTCCAATGCTGGGTTTGTAATTATAAAGGCCATAGAGCATTTCAATTACTTAAAAAAGCTAATGCACCAGGAGCTGCATTTAGTGCTTTAAAAGAAATAGACCAACAGTATAACTTTAAAAAACAGACAAAACAAAAAATTGATATTAATACTTTAACTTTACCTAAAGAAGTTACACCAATAATTTCAAGTTCTGCAATATTATCAAAACACGCATTACATTATTTAAATCAAAGAGGGATCACACCCCAAGACGTAGTAAAATATGATTTACATTATTGTGAACAAGGTCCCTTAAAAAATATGGTAGTAATACCAAGTTATGATAAAGATGGTTTTTTAAATTATTATGTAGGTCGTTCGTTCGATAAAAACGCGTATATTAAACATAAATTGGCTTCCAGCACCAAGGACATAATTGGGTTTGAAATGTATATAAACTGGGATTTACCCGTGATTCTGTGCGAAGGTGCGTTCGATGCAATGGCTATAAAACGTAATGCGATTCCTTTATTTGGAAAGAAATTATCCACAACCTTAATGACAAAAATCATCAAATCTAACGTAGAAAAAATATATCTTGCATTAGATGAAGACGCTTTAAAAGATGCTTTTAATCACGCAGAAACATTTATGTCTTATGGAAAACGAGTTTATCTCATAGAAATGGGGAACAAAGACCCATCTGAACTTGGTTTTGAACAATTTACAAAATTACTCCACAAATCAACAGAACTTACAACCTCCCTCTTAATAAAAAAGAGGCTAGCCTTGTCATAAAGGTTTATATTTATAACAAACTATAGTAATTAATGGCAAATATAGCATTATATCCTGGTGGATACAAACCACCCCACATTGGACATTATAAAGCAGCTAAAATAGCTTCTCAACAAGTAGAGAAAGTTATTGTGTTTGTTGGCCCAAAAGAAAGAGACAGTATAACACAAGATATGTCTGTTAATTTGTGGAAATTATACTCACAAGAAGATCCTATAGAAGTTAGAAATGCAGGTATTTCACCTGTAAGAGATGTTTATGATTTTGTAGAACAAGAAGCTAAAGATGGAGATACTCTTTATTTTATAAAAGGAGAAAAAGACAACGAAGACCCACGTTTTGTAAGAATCCCTAGTTATGCAGAAAAATTTAATAAAAAAATAAACATAGAATTTATTAATATACCTGATCAAACCTCCGAAACAGGTAAAAAAGTATCAGGTACTTTAATGCGTAACTATATTAAAACTAATAATAAAGATGGATTTTTTGATGGGTTACCTAATAATATAGACAAAGAAAAAGCTTGGGATATAGTAACTTCTATAGAAGAACTATTTACACAAAAATGGTGGAAAGACACTTTATTCTCAGAAGAAGAACCATATGGGGATACAACAGCATATAGAGACCATTGGAAGAGTAATGATCCAGGTCCTAAAAAACCAGTAGAACCCGCTTACAAATATAAACGAAGAAATTTCCCTTTTAGAAGTATGTATGAAGACCAACAAACCCAATCAGGTAAAAAGAAATTAAGAGTATTTGATTTCGATGATACAATAGCAGAAACAAATTCAAAAATAAAAATTAAACATTCAAATGGGGAAATAGAAATATTAAATTCTGAAGAATATGCAAAATATCAAGGACAACCAGGAGATAAGTTTGATTTTTCTGATTTTGATAAAGTAATTAGAGATGCTACTCCTATTCAAAATATAATAAGTCTTTTAAAAAATGATTTAAAGGACCCAACAAATAAAGTAACAGTATTAACAGCTCGTATGTTAGCTTATCCCGTAAGGAGATATTTAAAAACTTTAGGATTAGATGCATATGTGATAGCAGTAGGGGGAGTTGATCCTGCATTAAAAGCTAATTGGGTAGCAGATCATATAGAAAATAAAGGATATGATGATGTTGTTTTTATAGATGATTCAGAACCAAATAGAAGAGCTATAGAAGCTTTAAGAAATGAATATCCAGGGGCTA